GACGAGATCGTCGGGCAGCGCCAGCTTGCTCTTTTTCAGAACCTTCTCCGCCTGCGCGGGCGAGATAAGTTCCTGCTTCATAGGATCGACGCCTTGCGACGTCAGCCACAACGTAGCCGCCTCCGCGTCCGCCCACTGGCGGATCGCGCGCTTCGAGACCATCTTATAGCCCGCCACGGGCGCGTCGTTCTCCAGCATCGTCAGCGCGAGGTCGCGCACGCCCTTGATCCAGCCTTCGATCAGGTCAGCCTGCCGCATCCAGTGACTGATCTGCTCGCCGTCGAGCGCGTCGATGCGCGTCTTAAGCGCCCGATCAACCGCGCCTGTCATCAGCGGGCAAATAGGCTTGGCGTTGCACCAGCGGCAATGCTCGCCGACCTGTAACGGCGCGTCCGCCTCGCGGGCGAGCTTGACCGCGCGGGTCAGCGCGTCCTCGAAGGCGTCGAGCGTGTCGAACGTCGTCACCCAGCGCTTGACGCTCGGCGGCTGCACGATGATGAGCTCGAGTTCCCGCGTGCCGAGAAACGCCCAGCGCGTCTGTTCCGTGTGCCGCGCCGCAGCCGCGTAGAACAGCAGTTGTTTGTTGTTCTCCGCCTCGACTGCGACCCCATCCCCGAACTTCCAGTCTAGCACGATCGTGCGCTGCCCGAGCCGTCCGATGAGGTCCGCGCTCCCCCATGCGTCAGGGATGAGTGAGCCAAAGCCGACGCGCGCCTCGATCTCGACCTCCATCTCCCCATAAGGGTCGATCTCATCAAGCGCGTCCAGCGCGACCTTCAGTTTGTTCTCGACCAGATCTTTCGTCAGTACCGTGCCGTTCAACTCGCGCCCGATGAAGTTATCGGGAAGGGCGGTATCGCTCAGGAGTATCTGCGCGATGGCGTCGTGCAGCAGCGTGCCTTCGTCCGCGTAGCTGCTCGCGGGCTTGACGGGCATCTTGGCGACCAGCGCCACGCTGCCAGGGCAGTTGATGACGCGGGACGCGGTGGAACCGCCGACGAGAGTTGAGTGCATGTGACCTCCGTTTTGAAATCATCCTATGCCCGTCAAAAGCACTTGTCCAGAACTTTTTGACAGGGTACAGTTCGCGGCATGGAGAAAGACATCGAGCGCCATCTGGTGAAGCGCGTCCGCGCGCTCGGCGGCGAGGCGTACAAGTTCGTATCGCCCGCGCATCGCGGCGTGGCGGACAGAATAGTCTGCCTGCCAGACGGCAGCACGTGGTTCGTTGAGTTGAAACAGGCAGGCGGGCGGCTGTCAGCCCTACAGAAGGTGTTCGCGCAGGACATGGCGCGCATGAATCAGCGCTACGCCTGCCTATGGTCCAAGGAGGACGTCGATGGATGGATCACTGACGCAACAAGTGGGCGGGACGCACTACAAGGGGCTGCCGATCCAGCCGGTTGAGTTCATTCACGCCAATAACATCGGTTTTCTCGAAGGAAATGCCATCAAGTATTTGTGCCGTTGGCGCAGCAAGAACGGCATTGCCGACCTTGAGAAGGCGCGGCACTACATCGACATGCTGATCGAACTGGAAACCCGATGAAGCTGCGCCCATATCAGGAAGAAGCGGCGGACTTTCTGTTCGAGCGCAACCGCGCGATGGTGCTGGCGCCCGTGGGCGCAGGCAAGACCGCCGCGACGCTGGTCGCCATGCAGGACATGGTGCAGCGGGAAGGCACGCGGTTCCTCGTGGTCGCGCCGCTGCGCGTGGTGACGCACGTGTGGCCGGTCGAAGCGCCGAAGTGGGCGCCCGACCTGAAGGTGACGGTCGCCTGCGGCACGCCTGCCCAGCGCACCGCTGCGCTCGCGTCGGATAGCGACGTGGTGGTCATCAATTACGACCTGCTGCAATGGCTCGCGACGCAGACGCTCGCGTTCGATGCGGTGGTGTTCGATGAACTGACGCGGCTCAAGAACCCAAGCGGAAAACGATTCAAGGCAATCGAGAAGATCCTGAAGCAGGTTCATATTCGTTGGGGTCTGACGGGCTCGTTCACCTCGAACGGACTCGAGGACGTGTTCGGGCAATGCAAGATTATCGACCAGGCGTTGCTCGGGCGCAGCAAGGGCGCGTTTATGCAGCAGTATTTCTCCTGCTCCGCCTACGCCGGCTTCGACGACTGGACGCCGCTTGAGGGCTCTCTGGAGCGCGTCATGGAGCGCATCAAGCCTGCGACGTATGTGCTGGAGCCTGGCGTTTACACCGACACGCTGCCGCCGCTGCACGAGGTCGAGATCCGCTCGACGATGGCGACGCGAGCGCCCTACGACGACATGCGACGGGAGTTCGTCGCCGCGTTCCCGGACGCGACGGCGGTGGCGCAAAACGCTGCCGTGGTCACGCAGAAGTTGCAACAGATGGCGTCGGGGTTCGTTTATACCCCGTCGCCGGTCTGGTTCAGCTCGCATCGGTTCGACGCGCTCGAGGGCGTCCTCGAGGAGAACCAGCGGGCGAACACGATCGTCGTTTACAACTACAAGGAAGAGCTGGCGGAGCTGAAGCGCCGCTACCGGCACCTCGTCACGCTCAACGACGCGGACGCGATCGAGCGCTGGAACGCGGGCGCCGTGCCGCTCTTGGCGATCCACCCGAAGTCCGCCGGGCACGGGCTCAACCTACAGCACGGCGGCTCGCGGATAGCGTTCCTGTCGTTGCCGTGGAGCCTAGAGCTGTACGAGCAGACGGTCGGGCGGCTGCACCGTAGCGGGCAGCGCCACGACGTGTGGTGTTACGTGTTCCTGACCGAGGACACCGTGGACGAGCGCATCTGGTCGGCGCTGCGGGACAAGCGGTCACTCAGTGATATAGCGATGGAGGCGTTGAAGTGAACGTAAAGCTACTGAAGGCCAAGCTGAAAGCCGCGAAGGCGGAAGAGAAGCAGTGGGCCAAGGCGTACAACAGAGCCGAGCGCGCCATGCTGCGCATCGGGCGTGAGATCGACAAACTGGAGGAGAAACTTGATGGAGCGGTACAGTTGGCGAGCGCTAAACAAGCATCTGGCGCTGATGACGGAAGAGCAGGTGTTGGCGTTACTCGAGTCCGAGCGCGAGGGGTCGCGGCGCGTTTCGATTTTGGAGCGCCTGCACCAGCGGTACACGATGCTGAGGGCGGAGCGTGAGCGGCTGGAGATCATGAGGGAGGCAGAGGCACCATGAACGAGCGCTGGTGGATTGTAATGACCGACGACGGTTACAAGATAACAAACCACCCTCTGCGGGCAATTGACCCCGTGCGCGGTCCGTTCGACAGCTACGACGCGGCGGTTGAATATAAGGAATGGTGGGAACGCAAGCAGATGTCGCGTGAGCGCATGGCGGCTTACGTCGTGATTCTGTGGGTTGGGTTTGCGTTGATGGTATTCGCCGCCGCAGGCGCCGAGATGATTAGGGGATTCTTCCGATGAAAGAGATGATTTTTTGGGAAACGTCGATGGCGAACGCACGGACGAAAGCGCGCCGAATTCACAACCGCAAGTTTCCGGGCCTCGACCGCCTCATTGCGATGCTCGAGACCATGAACAGCGACGAGATCGCGCGGGAGCTTAAAGTGACGCGCCATACGGTGACGAATTGGGTTCGCCGTCATGACTTGCAGCACAAAGCCATGCGCATTCGATACGTGCGCGAGATTGAGCGCGAGCTGCGCGCTGAGCGGCGGCGCATTGCGGAGCTTGAGCACGTCGGCAAGATCGAGGGCGGCATCGCGGCGCTTTATGCGAGAAAGCGCATGAGCGATGCAGAGGGCATCAACGGATGGAGATGGAGTCGCCCCTGTGACTGCGTACTATAACGAATTCGACCCGTATGCAGCCCAATGGCTGCGCAACCTGATCGCTGCCGGGCATATCGCGCCTGGTGTCGTTGACGAGCGGAGCATTGTTGATGTCAGACCCGACGACCTTGCTGGATTCGCGCAGTGCCATTTCTTCGCAGGCATCGGCGTCTGGTCTTACGCCCTGCGGCTCGCAGGATGGCCAGACGATCGACCTGTTTGGACAGGCTCCTGCCCCTGCCAGCCCTTCAGCGCCGCAGGAAAGCGCGGAGGGTTCGATGATAAGCGCCACCTCTGGCCCGATTTCTACCGCCTCATTGCCGCGCAGCGACCTCCGGTCGTTTTTGGCGAGCAGGTTGCAAGCAAGGACGGGCTCGCTTGGCTCGACGCTGTACAAGCTGACTTGGAAGGAGCGAACTACACCAGCGCAGCAGCCGATATCTGCGCTGCGGGCGTCGGCGCTCCGCATATCCGACAGCGATTATGGTGGCTGGGTCACGCCAACGGTGCGCGACTGGAAGGATTCACCGGGCATGGCGACCGAGACGGAGGGCGGGCGCACGCGCCTGGATCAGTTGCCGAGACAGGCGACGTTGGCAGGCTGGCCG